TGAAACGAATAGATAAAGACCCTGCTTTATTTGTTTCTGAACGAAGGCCTCATCAAAGATTATCCTGTAGGGGAATTGAGCGAGAGGTAAAAGTGATTGCTAAGAGATCAGAGGTCACTAAGAATGTATACCCACATATATTTCGCCACACTTTTGCGACATTAATGCTTGCGAACGGTGCGGAATTAGCTTCGGTACAAGCGTTATTAGGTCACTCTGATCCGTCAACTACGATGATATACGTCGATGTTACGAATGAGAAACGTAAACAATCACATCATCAATATCTTGTCCAATAGCCTCCTTTTAGGGGGTTCTTTTTTTGTCTTACAATCACCTTTCATATTTCGTATAATTAGTCTGTTACGTCTTAGAGTCCCAATCCTAAGTGATACCGAATTGTTTTAGCTGTTGCTAAATTGTTCTGTACTTGGATATAACCACTCTCTACATAAATATTAATCGTACTCGAATTATCTTTAACATCACTGAATTGAATATTTGGATTACTTAGCATAGTAACGAACTTACCTCCATTTGCTGTCGATGCACTAACCACAAATATTGCCATAGTCCCGTCAGACACATTTGCAACATTTAATAACCCATATTTCCCTTGAGGTACATTCGATTGCTGTATACCAGCACTCGAAACGGAATACGATTTCTTATAGCTAGGTGTCCCTAAACTTAGAAATTCTGGCAATAATAAAGATACAGAAGCATTAGTACAATTACTTGCTAAATTAGCGTCCAGAGTAAGTGCCTTGGTCGTTACATCAATAGCGACAACCTTATAATTACCAGTAACACCGTTTACGACAATGATACATTCTGCTGTTAATTGTATAGGTATATTATTTAAAATTATGGTATTTTCTCCGATTACCCCCGTTCCAGTTACGGATGAAATTGTATTCTGAGTCCCTCTTACAATACACTGTAGTCCTATATCCTTTAATCCAGTGTTAGCGTTTTTATTATAGATGGTGTCTCCAACTTCATAATTTCCTGCAGGTATTGCATCAACATCTTGTTTATACGACCTAATTTTAGATCCTCTTACGTTTATAATATCCGAATTAACAGTGTACCCGTCAACATACTTTAACCCATGAATGGAATGCGGTATAGTATAGATAGTATCGTGTAATTCCGATCTATTTGAATACCCCGTCTTACCGTTTTGGGCTGAAAAACAGGCATTATTTATTCCTATATAGTAAGAATTTGAAAATCCAGCAACATCTGGATAGATCCCTCCTGTTTGCCAAAAATTATCCTCGCATTTCAAATTTACAGCATCACCCACAATGATTTTTTTATCAGTTGTGTTCCCAAAATGTCTGCAATTTTTAAAGGTTACTACCGCAGCCGTATATTTTGACCTATCGCTATTATAAAGATACACATCAAAGTTTTGATTAGCCTCGAAATATACGCCGATGGCTAGTAAGGCAAACAGAGTTCCAGTACCTAACCATTTCATACCACCACCAACGCAACTTTCGATTACACACTTACCCTCGAATGATATAGCTCCACCCTCAATAGCAATACCGATCCCACTAAAAATAGTTATGTCTAAATCTCGGATAACATTATTGTAGGAGTAATTACCGTCATAAGCAGCCCCACTGTATTGATTAAAGTAAAGACCATAAGGAGCAACACAATCATAGACTGTAATTCTATCCCCCATTGTTCCATAACCACTAACATTCCTAATAAGGCTATGGTTTGCAGTAACATGATAGAATTTACAATCTTCCACCAATGTATTTATAGCATCCTTTACGGTAATATTTCCAATCTTAATTATTGTATCGAAATTAGAAGACCCAACAAGGGATACAAATTTCGCATTAATTATCTTTGGTGGTTTAAATTCTGCCCTATCACTTGAATTTGCAGGTTGATAGACAATAAAATCTCCTGTTCCATCAAGACTAATCTCTGCCCCGTTAAAATCAATCGTGATTTGCTTTGCTATTGTACCCAACGACCCTAAAGTGTATCTCTTTCCAGATTTAAACTGTACAGTTCCACCGATAGGACAAGCGTTAATTGCCCCTAATGTGGCACCTGTATCGGTTAGTCCTAGTATATAATGAGCTTCTACCTTTGTCGTATTTTCGGCCTTATACGACAGAAGTTCTTCGTTTAAATACGCATCATTATTAACTAATTGTTGATGAATGTTATCAAATAGTAAACCATCCCCAGGTGTATTTCTGTCCATTTTTACAACTTCAGCTAAGAAGTTTGTATTATCTCCTATAGTGTTAGCCAATTAATTCATCTCCCTTATTGTTGCATTATTACGTCAATCGTCATGGTAGTCGACCCGTCTGTTGCTTTTATATAAAAAGTAGAAATAGAAGCAAAATCACCATCTTCATCGAAAAGACCTGCCTCTGTAATTTGAGTATTTGCAGGTAAATCAGTTGGACTAATGACTAACTCAAACTGTGCTTGAGTAGCAGTTGGAAATGTTGGCGTTCCCACTGAACGAGTTAAAACTTGGTTATATAATCCTGTTTCCGTTCCTATAGGTGTTTTTGGATTACCGCTAACATCAAGTCCACCTGTACCCACACATATAGTCGTGATCTTCGGTAATGCTTCTGTTCCTGCAACAGCTTTAGCCATTTTTTCTCTGTAAGAATTAGTTGTAATATCATAAGCCATTAATTTTCACTCTCCTTTTTTATACTGCTATTCCATCAATCTTGACGCTCACAGACCTTAATCCACTTAGATTTTGGTTTGCATTTAATAACCATGCTCCATTTAATACCGAACTTCCTGAATAAATATTTGCTGTTTTTGTTGATCTAATTTTTAATAATTTTGATTCTAAATGTGATATTATCGCCTTTGAATTTATCCCCAATATATACTTGATTGGTTGTTTAATTTGTGAACCATTCAATATCCATATTCCATCAAGTTTACGACCGCCATCAAGAATTATTTGTTGTCCTGATAAATACAAAAGACCAATCTCTCGTTTCAGGTTGATTGATCTTTTACTTTTTGATTCCCCAGTTCGCATAATTGAGGTTTTATAATTTAAGAATGTATAACGTTTAAATTTCTGTCCAAGAACAACAGTGTAAAGGACTGGATCAAATCTTATATGTGCTGGTTTAGCTTTAAGAAATGCTTCCATAAAACTTTCAAAATCAATTATATTTATTGCTTTATTACGAGTGCTAAATTTATATTCTTCAGCATAAGGTATAAATTCAGTTCCTTTTTGAAAATCAAATATATTACCTAATCTAATTACAGCACTTTTATTAAAAGTCCCTATTCCCATTAATTGTGCTTTTATTCTATTTCTTCTTGATATTGTTGAATAATCAAATATTGTAGAATATTTTTTTGGTTTTAATCCTAATTCTTTTTCCCAACGATCTAAAGTAAAGTCTACACTATCTATAAAAAATTGATTTTGAATATTTATTAATTCAATGTCTACTTCTTCAAATTCTGGATATTCACAGTCTATAATAGTTTGCATCTCTAATGCATCATCAAAATATTTAGGTAAATATGATTTCATTTCATCTTGCTTTTCTGACATATATTTACACCAATCCTTATACAGATAAAGTTAAGGAAAGTAAATTTGGTATTTCCTCATCTTGTAAAACAATATCAGAGATACCCTCATTAACAGATATAGAAACTATACTCCCAATCTCAGGTAATTCCGATAAAATACTTGCTAATTTAAAATAACCAATACTACTTTCTAAATAATTTATATCTTTTGTAAAATGATCATTAATTGCTATTTCTGCTGCTAAAGTTGCTTGTTCTAAAGTGAATCCACTTGCTAAAGTAATTTGAGAAGAAATAATTATATCTTTATAATTTGCTGTCGATACCGTGCATATTGCTCCTATTGGTGCTTGACCTTCTCCTAGTCCAGAAATATCAGGATCTAAATATTCTTGAAATTCTTCTATTAAAGTAGAAGTTGCAATTTCGTTATTGGCGTTTAAAATTGATACTTTTACTGTGTTTATACCATCCCACAAACTAAATACTTTCACTCTTCCGATACCACCATAAGATATAGCCCATTCAACGTATTGTGCTTTGTTTGCATTGTTTGGATTATTTCTTACTTTATTATAATATCTAAAACGTAAATCATAGTCACTCTCTTCATTTTCTGCATAAATTAATATTTCTGTCAAACTGGATGTTTCTAATCCATAGATATAATTAATAGGAATTAAACTACCAGTAGAAATATTACCTAAAACACCTAATGTTTCACATCTAAGTTTAAATACTCCATCAGATATTTTTTCAACAACTACAAAATTAATATTATTATTAACAACACTAAATCTGTCTCCAATGTTTACATTTAATGGTATTCCTTCACTTCCAGCAAATACTCCTTTTTGAATAGCATAACTCGCAGGATTTCTAGTTAAATTATGTTCCAAGCATTTTTTTTCCAAATAATCACTAGATGCTGTATCTGCAAATGCATTATTTAAAACTATATTTAAATCTATATATACTTGAGCTAACTCTATTGCTGAAGGTGACAATGCATCATAAACGATACTTCCTTGCCTTTTATCAACGCTATTAGGTACTCTATCAAGCATATCTGACAATATGGATTCGTAGGTTTTTTCTTCAAACATTAATAGTCACCCCCTCTATATCAATATTTCCTTCAGTTGTATTTGCAGTAAACGATATAAAAATAGAATCACTTTCTTCTTTAATAATAAAGTCTGACAATGATAATACCCTATCGTCTTGTTTTAAAGCTTCTAAAAATATTCTTTCTAATTCAGCAGAAATAAAAAGAATATCTTTACCAATTAAACTTTCTAATTCAATACCAAAATTCCAATCATAAATTAAGTATTCATATCTTTCTGTTTCAATAATTTTATATATTGCTTGCTTCATAGCTTGTTTGCCATCAATTTTTCCAATTATTCTTTTATTTACAGTATCATAATAATATGTATAGGTTGGTTGACTGACTATTTCAACATCTTCGCCTATATTTATTATACTACTTGGTATTAGTGCCATAATTAAACCACCAACTTTGATAAAACAATAAATTTTTGTCCATTTTCAACTCTTAACATAATTACTTTATCGCCAACTATTAAACCCTCTACAATTACAAATTCACTTAAATCAGGAGATTCTGCATTTGTCGTTCCTTCAGAATATCCATGAGTATGAGAAATATTTATTTTTTTCTCTATTACAGAAGATGTTAAAATAATGATACTAGAAGTTAATTCTAGTTTTTGGTCAACTTTAATCTTTAATGGTTCAATACTTGTAACTTCACCATAAACATAATCTGCTAATTTCATACTATTGGTTATATTTAATACTATTTGCTGTATTTCTTGTAAAAACACATAATCCACCACCTCTTTAAATTATTCTTAATTCAAGGTTCATAATATGATCATCATTAGAAAATGTATGAGTTGCTTTTTCAATAAGCATATATTGATTTAGTTTTACATCATCTAAATCTAAATTGTTTATAAAAATACTAAAACCTGCTCTGGCACGAATATCACCAAGAACAGGAATGCTTAATTTTTTATAAACTCTATTATACAAATTTAAAGATTGTGTTGCTCTTTCAGTAATTTGTGCTTCATTTAGATTATCATCAACAACTTCATAATATTGTAATGTACCCCATTTTTCTATATTACTACTATCTTTTACAATGTAAACTTCAAGTTTTCCAGTTTCTTTATTGCTTTTTACAAGTTTTACTTGATTGGCTGTATCATCATCAATTGAGGTTGAATAATCAAAATTAGTTAGATTTGTTTCGCCATCAATAATTAAATCTGTTTTTAAATTCTCAACGTTTCTTAATTGAAGTTTTCCAAAATCATCATATAAAACATATAATTTTTTAGTTGACAATAATGTTAAATCATTAGCTTTATAAATCATATCTAATAATGTCTTATCTTGTTCAACCATAGAAGGGATCACATAGCCAGTATCTTCAATTGTTCCTATTGATAATTTCCAATCATTTGCTATTTTAGTTAATACTTCATTAGCTTTTTTATTTTCAAAGAATTCTGTTTCTTTGTTTTTTAAATATCTCATTTGGTCATATGCAACTACTTTAATTATTTTATCCTTATTTCTACCTCTTGAAAAAACATAACCATAAAATATATTGTTTTTATTATATTTGAATCTAACAACTGAACCTTCATAAAATTTAACAATGCCATCATTTATTATTTTAAATTCTAATTTACTTGCTCCACCCATTCTCTCTGTATTCCAAGTGATTTGTCCTTCAGCCAAATTAGAAACATCATATACATTACCATTAGTATTATCCTGTATCAGTAATTCAATGCTCATTTTATTTATCCTCTCATTCTAAATCAGGTAAAATTATTTTTTGTCCAACATAAATAAGATTAGGATTAGAAATATTATTCAATTCTGCTAATTCTGTATATCTTGAACCATCATTAAGGAATTTTTTTGCAATTGCCCATAATGTATCACCAGATTTAACAATATATTCTTTAGGTGGGGTTCTTGTTGTTGGTCTTTCAGGCTGTATAGTTACAACCTGAGTTTGTATGCTTGAAATAGAAGATTTTTGAACTGTTAATTTTTTAGACCCATATTCTCTATATTCTTTTAAATTTATAGAATAATCCCATTGACCGAGTGTTCCTGCTGTTTCTGTTTCGGTAAAATCTTCAATTGTAACTAACATATTTGTTTTTACGTTATTGCCTTTTCTAGTTATAATAAATCTAACTGGTTTTTTACTTTCTCTGTATTCTCTAAATTTATCCAAATAAAACGAAGGATATTCAAATTTATTTTTTGTTACTACCCAAGGATAATCTGGACTTTCTGGAAGTATACTTTTAAAACTTAAATCTCTTAAAGGAACATCTCTAATAACATTGATTTCACCAATATTTACTAACTCATATGTTTTATTACTACTTTTTGTTTTTATACTAAATTCAGGTGGGTTTACTGGAAGACGTATAGTAACACCTTCCATATCAAAAAATATTCCATAATCCTCAGTCATTAACTATACGCCCCCTCTGCTGACAAAGAAATTTGTTCAGCTAAAATTTCTTTAATTCTAGTTGCAATTCCATCTACATCTGCTGTTTCTCTTACATCTCCAAATGATACATTAATATTTGGTGCAAGCATTGATATTTTATTTATTGCATCTCTTTCAGCAACATCACGCAGTAATTTTATATCTTCAGCATTAATTTTTACGTCACCTTTAATACTTCCGATCTGTGAATTACCTTTACCATCGCCAAAAAGATTTTCTTGACTATTTAGTAAAGAATTCATTTTATCGCCAATCATGCCCGAAATATCTTGTAAACCATTTACAGCAAATTGTCCTGCTTTCACTCCAATTTCTTGCCCTTTGTCAAATGCAGTTCCATAGTCAACCTGATTAAATCTCATTAATTTAACTACGTCTTTTTCACTTTTAAGACTATCTCTACCAGAATTTA